TCAACGGCCGGAGAAATAAGCATTGCAATAGTTATTTCTCCTCTAGTTTATCAAATAAATGGAGGTTTGAACATGCAAATTAACGCAAGCAATTACACCCTGGCGGCTGCCTACGACCGTCAGAACGACGACAGCGACGTGATCGTCGATATCCTTGGCAACAACGTCTATCCAGGCGAGCCGGTCTGGTCCTTCCGGTATCACGGCCGCAGCGGCAAGGAAGAGGCTGCCATCCTGTCTTACGACGTGGCAAGCGACAAGCAGTTCTTCCGGAGCGAGATCCGACGGCTGGGCCCGGTCCAGTATCTGCGGCGCGTCATGCACGAGGAACCAGCAGACTTCCTGTTGCGGGAGTTTGGGGCCAAGAACCAGATTATCGCCCCAGAGATTATCCGCAATATGATCGAGCGGGCCATGGGGGCTGGCGACATCGAGCGGGTGCTGCAGTTCGACTTTACAGATACCCTGGAGAATTATCTGGACCACATGGAAGACACTGACCAGGCGCCGATGGAGCTGTATTACGACGCCGATCATTACGAAGTTGGGGAGGTATAAACATGGCTACTAACGAACTCGTCGCTGGTGTGATTAACCGCATCGACGCAATGCAGAAGGAACAGAAGATGGCCTTGCCGGCCGGATACAACGCAGCCAACGCCCTGAACATGGCTTGGCTCCAACTGACTGATACGTCAAACGGCCAGTCACTGGTGCAGAAGACAACACCGGAGAGCCAGGCCAAGGCATTGCTCAACATGGCGCTGCAGGGATTGAGTCCGGCAAAAAACCAGGTGTATTTCATACCCTACGGCCGGAACCTGACGCTCATGCGGTCATACTTCGGTAGCCTGGCCATCCTCCAACGGCTGGACAACGTCAAGGACGTGTGGGCGGAGGTGGTTCGCGAGGGCGACCGGTTTGAGATCGGGTCGGAGCGTGGCCGCATGGTCGTCAAGACCTACGAGCCATCGGTTGATAACTTGGACAAGCCCATCGCCTATGCCTTCGCGGCCATCGTGGACAACAACGGCGTCACCAACTACACGGTGATGACCAAGAAACAGATTGACACCAGCTGGAGCCACGCCAAGACCACCAAGGTCCAGAAGGAATACCCGGATCAGATGGCTTTGCGGACGGTGCTTAATCGGGCGGCTAAGTGGTTCATCAACTCTTCTTCGGATAATGATCTGCTCATCCAGGCCATCAACGACACCACAGCGGACGAGTACGACAACACGGATAAGAAGGACGTCACGCCCACCAACATCGACGACCTGCTGAACGCCCCAGGCCAGGCAGAGGAAACCAAGTCACGGAAGGATGTGAAGAACGATGAGCCAATCCCAGACCCGCAGCCAGAGCAAACCAGCCTCGACGATGAAGACCTTCCAGCTTTCTGACACCAATTATTACAGCCGGGAAGCCAACAAGCACTACATGTCAGTGACCGTCTTCAAACGGTTCTTGGCCTGTGAAGCCGAGGCGCTGGCCGAACTTAAAGGAATTTGGGTGCCTGAACGGGATCCAACGGCCTTATTGGCCGGCAACTATCTGCACTCGTACTTTGAGAGTCCGGAAGCCCATCAATCCTTTATCGACGCACATCCTGAGATATTCTCGACGCGGGGTAGTACAAAGGGCCAGCTCAAAGCGACTTACAAAGTAGCTGAGAGCATGATCCAGACACTGAAAGATGACCCGTCATTCCAGGCTGCCTATCAAGGCAACAAAGAAGAGATCCTGACTGGCGAGATCAACGGCGTCAAGTGGATGGGCAAACTGGATTGTTTCGACCCAGCGCGGGCATTCTTCTTAGACCTCAAGACGACCCAGGACCTGCACAAGAAATACTGGATCACCGATGAGAAGCGCTGGGGATCGTTCGTCGAGGCGTATAACTACCCGCTGCAAATGGCCGTCTACCAGGAACTGATTCGGCAGAACTATGGCACTCGCCCAGCACCGATCCTGGTCGCTGTGAGCAAGCAGGACCCGCCGGACAAAGCCTTTGTAGCAATACCCCAGGACAATTTGGATGAGGCCATGCAGCAGTTGCTGGACGCCCAGCCACGGATTGAACAGGTCATTGCTGGTGAGACCAACCCGCATCGGTGTGAGCAATGCGACTACTGTCGGGCGACCAAACATCTGGGACAGATCATCAGCATGCACGAATTGATTGAGTAGGGGGGGTGTCACATTGAACTACATCAGACAGATCCAGGCATTCAATGATCGGATGCTGACCAAACCATTGTCTTCGGGGCAAATATCGCTCTGGTATGCACTTATGTTCATCAACAACAAAACCGCATGGGCTACATGGTTTACAGTCGCCAATCGAACGCTTGAATCACAGAGCGGATTGTCACGCAGCGGCATTCAAAAAGCGCGCAATCAGCTCCGCCAATCTGGATATATCGAGTTCAATGCTAACGGAACCAAGGCCACCTCGTACCATTTGATTGACCTGGCTATGGCATATAGTACGCAAGATAGTACCCAAGTCAGTACTCAAGCGGAACCCACTAGGTCAGATAGTACCCAAGCTAGTACCCAAACCAGTACTCAAGATGGTGGTCAAGTTAGTACCCAAGATAGGGACACATTAAATAAACAAAACAAGACTAAACAAAACAAGACATCTGATCATGATGGGCAACCGGCTGTGGATCCGATTCCTGATGACCAGGCGACGGCGGACCGAATGCGGGTCTTCGAAGCCTACGAGCAGTCGTGGGGCACGATGGCTCCGCTGACCCAAGAGGCCGTGCGGGATTGGCTGGAAACCTTCCCAGCAGATTTGGTCATCGAAGCTATTAAGCGCGCCGTCGGCAATCAAGCCAAGTGGAGTTACGCCAACGGCATCCTGAAGGACTGGGATAACGCCAAGGTGTACACGATGGCTGATGTCGAGAAGGCTGATCTCGCTTTCCGCAGCGGTCGCAAAGTCAAATCCAAGGGATCCTATCAGCGACCGGTAATCCAGCCATACCAGGAGGAGAACAGCCCTGGGCTGCCGTTCTGACACGGGAGGAGAATGCAAAATGAGTCAAGATTTCACAGACATGGGGAAGACTATGCAGAACCTCATGGAAAAGCTGTTCATCCGGGGGAAACATTGCCCGGAGTGTCCTGACGGCTATATCTATCACCCGCCGGTCAATAACGCGGATGGATCGCTCAAGCCAGGGGCCTGTCCGACATGCGGATACCGGCAGCCATTGGGCAATAAAGCTAAACGCAACAAGACCACACAGGAGCTGACTACCGACGCGCTGAAGAGTCAGGCGTATTCATACCTGGGCAACCTGTCACTGGTGCCGGATATGCGGACATTCAACCGGACGTTTGACACCTTCATCGCCAAGACGCCATCGGAGCAGAATGCAGCCAAGTTTGCCCGAAACATGGTCGCTGATCTAAGTGACCGGCCGCCCGCCCATATCTACATGAACGGCAAGGCCGGGGCGGGCAAGAGCCACCTCGGTACAGCTATTCTGCTGGACTATCTGGCCCGCACTGGATACCGGAAGAAAGCTATCTGGCTGGACTGGAATCAGTACGTCGATATGAGCAGAGGCCAGAACCAGTTGACGCCGGACCGGCGCAAGTATCTGACCAAGCTCAATGCGGAGCTCAAGACATGTGATCTGGTGTTGGTTGACGATTTCGGCAGCGATGTATTCGCGACTAAGGACGGGAACGGTCAGGAGAAATGGTCAACGACACAGTTCGTGGTAGATCTGGCCAACAGCCTATTCTCGGCCCGTGTGGACCGGAACGTCATCATCACGACCAACCTGGCTGGAATACAAATCAAACAGGCGTATGGGCAGCGGATCATCTCCCGAATCAACGCACACATCATGCAGCACGCACTGCACTTCGGCGAGGAGTTTGAGGACCACCGTGCCCTGGCCTGAGAGGAGATTGCAACATGAAGAAGATTGAACCGACACCGGCGGAGGATCGACTGCTGCAGGAGCGGGTCGGCCAATATATCCGCATGACACCGATCCGGGGCAACATGCGTCAATCAGTGGAACGACAGAAGGGAGGTCGTTGATATGCCGACGAGGGATGAAAAACGGCAGGCCCAGAAGCTCATTGACTATCTGCTGGATAACGACGTGCCGCAGAGCGATCCGGCCTGGACACAGGCCCGTATCTTGATGGGCGTCGGCGAGGAAGAGCCCAAGGCAGAGCCGGAGCCTAAACGGAGGCCTGTCGCGACCAAGCATCACAACGCACCCGGCCGTCCGGCCAACCTGAGTGCCAAGAAACGGGAGATGACACGACGCAATCAGCTTTATCCCGAGATGATTGACCGGGGTCTGCGCAACGTCGATATGGCGATGGAGCTCGGGATCAGCCGCTCGGTGGTATCGCATGACCTGGCATTGCTGGGGCTGCACGCTCATCAGCGGATGTACTGGCGGGTGACCAATGTCGACACCGGCAAGGTGACGCACTACACCAGTATCGCCATGCTCAATGCAGCTATGCGGGTGCGTCCGGCGCTTGAAGCAGGGCACTTGATGATCGTTATCGGTCCCTGGACGATTGAGCACGGCTGCTGGTACCAGGACAGCAAAGGTGTCTGGCGGGAGGCTGAGTCATGATCCGTATCGAGGTACCAGGGCCGGCTGTGGCTCAGGGACGCCCTAGGGCGACGGCTGCCTTGGGTCACGTAAAACTATACGACCCACCCAAATCACGCGCCTATAAGCAAACTGTGGCGATCTACGCACGGCAAGCAATGGGACAGCGGCTGCCGACGAAGCGAGCCGTTTCCTGCCGCCTAAGGATTTACCGGCAGATACCGGCATCTGATAGCCGCCATAAGCGCGATCTGAAGGCCAGCGGATTTATCCGGCCGACAGTAAAACCAGACCTGGACAACGTGTTCAAGGCCATCACAGACGCCTGCACGGGTATCGTGTGGCATGACGACAATCAGATCGTCGAGGCTCACATCGTTAAGCAGTATAGCGACCGGCCTCGGGCGATTCTGGAGGTCGAGGAATTGGAGGAATCAAAATGACAGTCAAGTATGGTGTTTTTGGGAGCAAAACAGAGCAATGTTATGGCGTTTATCAGAGCCGGGCTGAAGCCTTTCGCTTGGGTATCAATCAGCAGTTCAGTCTGCCAGAGCACAATCCAAATGACTTCGACAAGACCCACAAGCAAACCAAGCTCAACTTTCCCGAACCGGTCTTCGTGGGCCGTCTTGATCATTCGGTCGAAGGCCAGCGGCCCTACACCGGGTTAGACACGCGAGTGCGGGAGATTAACGAACGGGAAGCCTGGGAAAAGGCCCATCGCGTCCGGGAGGTGCTTGGATGAAGAGACCAAGCCATAACTTTATCCCGGGCGATCGCGTCGAGGTGCCTGAGCAAATCGTGGTCGGCCGTGTTATAGCCCCAGCGGGAGTTGGTGTGGTTCGCAGCGTTAAGCATGAGCAGTATGGAAAAACGACCCGAGACCTGCTAATCATCGCGACTGATGGATGCGATGGCCAACATGAGTATTTTCCACGGGATGTTCGTTGGATGGGAGGACCTGAAGGGTGAACAGTTATGATGTTGGCGACTGGGTCCGTTACAAAGGCGTCGCCTGCCGAGTGGTAGGTCATTGGCACGACAAGGATTGGACCGAGTATCTGATCCTGGGCGTGCACGATGGCACTGAGAGTTATCAGGGCAAGAGTCGAGTGACCCGATGGTGTGCGTGCGGCAAAGTGTTGCCAGAACAGGTGGTGCTGATCAAGAGGAGGCCGAAAGAACATGCAGAAGTTACAGAAGGGTGATCTCGTGCGTTACGTCGGGAAGGTATTCCCTGAGTATCATGGCAAGGTTTATCAAATCGAGGACGTTGACTGGCCGGCAGAGGGCTGGATTGATCTCACGCTTCCCGGCAAGACTATTCTGGGTGATGAGCCAGACGCAGCGGCTTGGGGCAACGGATTTATGGCCCAGAGTTTCGACTTGGAAAAAGTGGAGGCGCCCGATGAGACAAATCATTGAGTGGCTGTGGCACGGCCCTGCATTGGTGATCATGTTGGTGGGCTTTCCGGTCGTGATGATCTGGCTCGGCATCTCCGTCGGGCTGTGCGTTGGGATTATCAAACGTGTCTTGCAGAACTAACAAAAAAGACCGCAAACAGCGGCCCTTCTCTAAGATTTCACAAATCAAGTATATCAAAAAGCGGGGAGTGCTGCATGATGCGGATAGTACAAACATACTGGCGGAGATTGGACCATGAAGCAACAGCGGCGAATGCCGAAGCGGTGTTGATGGACTATCGGCATCGTAAAGCCAAGGCAAAGCGAAATGAGATCACTATACAGTCACCCAGAATGGATGGGATGCCACGGTCGCCTAGCACTGAGAACGCACAGGAAAATAAGATTCTGCGAGATCTGGAGGATGGTGAATTCTGCCAGCAGTGTGATCGGGTCATCAATGCCATCGAAAGCAGTGAGGGGCGAACAATCTTGAAACTGTTGTATACGGTGGATCGGCCGCCCAAGGTGGAATCTATCATGGAGCGGCTTGGAATGCAGTCAACTGCCTATTATCACGCCAAGGAGGACGCTCTCATCGCATTTGCGGAGATATGGCCCCCATCGCCTAGCGAGCTGCTGGTCTATCGAACGGAAAAACGAGCGTAAAAACGTCGTAAATAAGTCGTGACACGGCCGTAAGTGTTTCCATCGTATTATGATATTATGCCAGTTTGGATAATGGCATACGGGTATTCCTCCCCTTACCCCTATACAGCGACATATACAGGTGGTGGCTGGCGCCTTCAATCGGGTCCGAGTCCTGATGCCATCATTGCCCCTCGTTCAGAGTCACATCATGATCGTGGTCAAAAAATCAAAATGGAATAGGACTGTTTAACATCCAGTCCTGCACTCACTAGGTCGGGGGCCCTCATGCCATGACCCATGCAGCCACTACCACACGCCATTGGCGCGGGCTGCATGGCGAGCGTGTCGGGAGCAATCGTAACTCAAATTGGTTGAGTCTTAGCATGCGGGTTCGAGTCCCGCCGATTGCGTAGCCCACAAACTTTCGAAAGGAAGCGAAGACCGCCTGAACTCGGTCGTGGGCTGAAAAATAATCACCTCGGGATAGTATCTCAGCGTGAGTTGGGGTACTATTTTTCTTGAGGTGATTTAATGTGGATGGAACTGTTTCGGCATTGATATATTGGATAACCCACAGCTTCAATTGGACCTCTCTATTGTTGGTTTTGATAATTGTTGTCTTGTTGGTTTGGATTTATCGTACACCCCATTTTTATCAAGAGCGTACGCATGACCAGCGATTATCAGAATCGGCTCAACGACTCCAAATTGATCAGTATTATCGGGAGAGCAACGGCAATGAAATCAAGGATAATTTGGCTTGGTGGACAGAGTTTCTTGCGGATCCAACGAAAAAGGCGGAAGAACTTGGAGGAAATGAATCTGGTGAGATGGATCAAGAACACATTGACCTGCTCAATGATCGTATGAAATTCATTATGCAATTTGGCTCGGCAAGAACTGTCAAGCTTTTGGCGTTATACATGGAGAAGACATACACCAAGTCGCTAGACAACGATGGGGTGTTGATATGCCTAGCTTATATAGTCGCCAGTCTGAAATCAGATTATACGGGTCAAAATGCGTTGCCACTGGATCTTCTTCGGATAAAGTTCAATGATTTCGAAGCAAATGAACGAAAATATCGTAGAATTTGTAGGAAAATTAAGAGGGTGACAGGAATTGATCAGCGGCTTACCTACCATCAACTCAAATAATCTGCGGCTCTTAGCAATCGCTGTTATTCTGCTCGTGTTTCTGGTGTTGTTTATTCGATGGAATAATCGGAACTGAATTGGTAGTGAATACTTGGACGTCTCCGGGCGTCTTTTTGTTTTGCGATGGAGGTGGTGTCATGCCCAAGATGATCCATTCCAAGTACGGCTACGAGCCACCTGAATATGTTAAGGCGGACGCCGAACTAGAGAAATGGCTGAAAAAAGAAAAAGAAAAAGGCCGCAACGGCAAATGACCGAGGCATTTAATATCGCACAGGAGGTAATTACAATGCATCATTACATTACGAAGTATTGGGAGAACGGCAAGCATTACGCTGAGTCATGGATTCAAATCAATATGTTTGGCCTGCCTTACTGTTTTTGGAAGCGTCGAATCGAACTGAACAAATAACTGGGGAAATCAGTGTCCTAGGAGGTGTGGTGAGATGTAGTGAAATTGACAGCAAAGCAGCAGAAGTTCGTTACTGCATACGTTGAATTGGGCAATGCGACGCAAGCCGCTCTGGAAGCTGGATACAGCAAGAAAACGGCATATCAGTCCGGTGCTGAGAACCTCAGAAAACCTCAGATAAAACTGGCCGTCGATGAGCTCATGAAAAAGCTTGAAGACGACAAGATCATGAAGGCCGACGAAGCCATGAAGCTGCTCACTCGAATTGCCCGTGGTGAGGAGAAGGAGACCGTTGTGGTGTCCGGCCCAGACTACTTCGATACCGTGAAGAAGGAAGCCGATATCAGGACGCGGATCGGTGCGATAAAGGAAATCCTGAAACGTTATCCGACGGCGGAAGCTGATCCGTTGTTCGAAGCACAGGTTCGAAAGGCCAAGATTGAAGCTGATCTGCTGGAACATCAAGCTAAGCTGGTTCTTCATCCAGAAGAAGTTGAGGGACAAGACGATGACGGATTTATCGAAGCCATCGATCACAATCTATCCAATGTGTGGAAAGGAGAGGACAAGCAAGATGCAGCTGATGATCAATCGTCGGCCGAGACAAACGGTGACGTTTAAGTTCCAGCCGTTTTCTAGTCGGCAAATGCAAGTCCTCTCCTGGTGGCGATATCCAGCGACCAAGGATAAATACATGGTGATCGCCGATGGCTCAATCCGAGCCGGTAAGACGGTCGTGATGTCCATGTCGTTTGTCCTGTGGTCAATGCACACGTTTGACCGCAAACAGTTCGGCATGGCGGGCAAGACAATCGGCTCGTTACGCCGAAATGTGGTCGGGCCACTGAAACAGATGCTGGCCAGTCGTGGTTTTCATCTGCGAGACAATCGGGCCGAGAACATGATCACAATTAGTCGCGGCGGAAAGGAAAATTACTATTACTTGTTTGGCGGTAAAGATGAATCCAGTCAGGACCTGGTTCAAGGGTTGACGACGGCCGGATTCTTTTTTGACGAAGTGGCATTGATGCCGGAATCGTTCGTCAATCAAGCCACGGCACGGAACTCGGAAACGGGCGCTAAGCTCTGGTTTAATTGCAACCCTGCTGGCCCGTTTCACTGGTTCAAAGTCCAGTGGATTGACCGGATACAACAACGCAATGCGCTGCGGCTGCATTTTTTGATGACGGACAATCCTTCGATGGATCTGGAGACACGGCAACGTTATGAAAGCCAGTATTCTGGCGTGTTCTACAAGCGATATATCCAAGGCTTATGGGTCATGGCCGAAGGGATCATCTACTCCAATTTCAATCAGGAGACGATGGTCGTCGACCTGCCGGCGGATACTGTTTATGAGCAAGATGCCGTCTCAATCGACTATGGGACCATGAACGCCACGGCCTTCAAGCGATGGAGCCTGTATCGGGGCGTCTGGTATTCCACTGATGAGTATTACTATTCGGGACGTGACAGTGAGACCAACACGCAACTATCTGATGAACAGTACGCTGACGAGCTGGAGAAATTCTATGAGCGGAACGGACTGGAAAAATCAGCAGTGCCAGTTATCCTTGATCCATCCGCTAAGTCGTTCAAAGTGGCGTTAAAGCAGAGGGGATTTCGTGTGAGGAACGCAAAGAATAATGTGCTCGATGGCATCCGCAGCGAGATGTCACTGATGGACGAGGGCAAGATCAAATGGTCAAGCAAGTGCGTCAATACGTTCCGCGAGATGAATTCGTATATCTGGGATGAGAAGGCTGCTGATCGTGGCGAAGACAAGCCGGTCAAGCAGCATGACCATGCTTGCGACGCCGACCGGTACATGGTCGAGACAGTGATCGTCCCGTATTTCAAACGCAGCTATTTTTGGCATGGGAGGTGAGCCAATGGCAAATGCAAAACCAATGGACTTGGACACAGCACGCAAGGTGTTTGAGCAGTCCGATATTGACCTGGTGAAACGTGGTCATCGATACAAGGAATCCAAACGGTACTACCACAATCGCAATGACATCGTGCTGAAAAGTAAGAAGCAGAAGAGCGAAGCCGATGAGCAGACTGACAAGCCGGACAATCCGCTGCGAATGCACGACAGTCGTGTGAGCTCAAATTTCTTGCAGCTGCTGATTGACCAAAAGGCAGCGTTCGGGTTTTCTCGCCCGCCAATGATTGACACTGGCAACGACTCACTGAACAAGCAGGTACTCGAAGTGCTCGGCGACGATTGGAACAAGACACTGTTTCGGCTAGCTGTGGATGCTTCGCTTGCCGGTGTCGGCTGGATTCACTGCTGGCACGGTCCAGAAGGCCAATTCAAGTATGCAATCGTGCCGCCCAATGAGGTGACGCCAATATACAAGTCCACTCTGGATGATGAGC